AGGCCAGGCCGAAAAAACTTGGATAAAGATAAATCCCGACGATGAGTTGCTGGATGCAATGCTAAGTTCGATTGAGCGCTGGAAACGCTCAAAAGAATGGCTTAAGGATGGCGGGCAATTTATCCCGTATCCGTCCACGTGGCTTAACGCCAAAGGCTGGGAAGATGAACTGCCCGCAACGCGGGACTCGCCGACGGCGCAGAAAAATTACGATACTGAAGAAGACACGATTGCGAAGTTGAAACGTATGGGGGTGAAGCTAGAGCCATGCAAGCAGAAAATTTCTTAGAAGCGATAAGAAGTATAGTGCCTAAGGATTATGGAAAGCCGGGAGATTATCGCGATGGTGAAGGGTTCTTGGTCTGCGGGAATTGCCATACGCGGAAAGAGACGCTGTTCAACATTCCGAAAATGGGCGATAGGCCGGCGGAGGTTATTATTGTGCCATGCGCTTGCGAGTGCGCAAACGCGGCATGGGAGGTTAAGTATAGCGGATTCTTAGCGCAGCAACGCAAATCATACATTGAGCAATTACGCCGCGAAGGCATGATGGATCCTGTCTACGACTGGAACAGTTTTGAACGCGATGACGGCCGTAATCCAGATGCGTTGCTGGTATGTGTTCAATACGTGGAAAAGTGGAACAAGATGCTCGAAGATAACGTTGGGTTGCTGTTATACGGGAGCGTTGGAACTGGTAAAACGTTTTTCGCGGGCTGCATAGCAAACGCTCTTACGGAAAAGTTAGTATCTGTTGGAGCAACTAGCCTGCCGAAGTTAATCGGCCGGTTACAAACATATCCGGAGGAGCGCATGAGATTATTGAGCATGTTGGAACAATATGATTTCTTAATCTTAGACGATTTAGGCGCCGAGCGCGATACAAGTTTCGCAGCAGAACAAACGTATCTGGTTATTGATACTCGTTACCGGGTGCGGAAGCCGCTCATCATCACAACAAACATGAGCCTTGAGGAACTTCACACTCCGCAAACCACTGCGCAAGAAAGGATCTATGATCGGGTGCTGGAAATGTGCCCCATCAAGGTAAAACTAGCGGGCGAATCCAAGCGCAAGGCGATGGGAACGCACAAGGAAAGCGATGCTTTGCGCAGTCTGTGGTGGGATAAAAATGAGGTTTGAGATTCCAGGCCGGCCGATGCCGAAACAGAGGCCGCGGGTGGGGCGGTATGGCAATATATACACGCCGCGGGAAACTAAATCCTATGAAGAACTCGTAGGCATTGTGGCGCGGCAACATTGCAAAGAACCTTTGGCAGGAGATATAGCGGTGGCCATTGAAGTATGCGGGAAGAATATCGGTGATTTAGATAACATAGCCAAGTCGATACTCGATGGCATGGCTGGTATCGTGTACAAGGACGACCGCCAGGTAACCGAGTTACGCATCCGGAAGATGTCTGGCGATGAAGAAAAGGTGGTGGTGATGGTATGGCAAAAGGGATTACAAGCATAGCATTGGCAGCATGCTTAATATTAGCGCAAGGCATGCCGTTAAGCGTGGCAGTAAAAGTAGAGCCGTCCGAAGTAGTAAGGTATTACGACGTGCCGCTTAATCGCGAGTTACAGGATCATCTGTTCGCGGTTTGTGAAGAATACGCTGTGCCGGCCGAGTTGGTGTTGGCCATCATCGCCGTGGAGAGCGAGTTTAATTGGCAGGCCAAAAGTACTACCGGTGATTACGGCCTAATGCAAATTAACGAGTGCAATCTGGAATGGCTGGGTGAGGAGGTAGGCATAACTAATGCTTATAATCCGTTTCAAAATATCACGGCCGGAGTATACATCTTGGCGCAATGTTGGGCCGATGATTTATCCGAAACGCTCATGCGATACAACTGTGGGCCTGGCGGCGCGGCAATCTTGAGATCGAAAGGCGTAACAGAAACAGCGTATACGCACAAAGTGCTTGCAGAATATTCAAAGCTAAAGGAGGCAGGCAAATGTACGCAATAGGCAGCGGCGATAAATGTGAGGTGTGTGGGAGCACGTATCTTGTGCAACGGCACCACATCGTGCACGGAAGAGGGAAGCGCAAACAATGCGAGACGGATATAAGCGTGATAAATCTATGCTGGAATTGTCATCATGGCGACTACGGAGTGCACGGCAAATATGGAAAAGAACTGGATTTGCGGCTGAAGCGCGAACTGCAGGAGAAATACTTTCGTGGGGGATACACGGAGGATGAAGTACGCGAGTTGATGGGCGGTAAGCTGTACTGAAAGGAGATACGTTATGCAGGATCTTATGCAGGAAATGCAAGTCTTGCGCGATAAACTTAATAACGCGATAAAGGAGTTGGACATGCGCGGCATCGAGAAGGCTAAGACGGAGGCGGATTACCGCATTGCGTTGGCGAAGAAGATTCTTGAAGAGCGCGCACAAGGTACGCCGGTAACAATCATGAGCGATATATGTCGCGGCGACGAGAACATAGCGCGGCTGCGATTGGAAAGGGATATTGCGGAAACACTGTACGAATCCTGCCTCCAGAGTATATATGCTTGCAAGGTCGAGATGAATATTGTGCTCGATATGATGCAGGCGGAAAGGAGGGGCGAGTGATGCGGGATTGGATTACGTCGCGGTGTTCGGGATGCTTACATGCGCACGGTAAAACTTGCGATGCTATATTAGAACCGTGGTATGTCTGGCGAACTGGGCATAAATGCCGGGCGTACACGGATGATCCGTCGGTGAAGTTGCATCTGTTTATTCGAGGGCGCAGCGGTGATGTGGACAATTACTGCAAGAGCATATTGGATGGGTTGAACGGTGTAGCATACGAGGATGACGACCAAGTGGTGGAGCTGCAGGTTCGCAAGTACAAGGTAAAGCGCAAAGAGGAAGAGCGAGTGGAGATTGAAATTAGGGAGTTTGGGGAGGCGATGTAGATGTCCGTGTATGCAAGGAAGCAACGGTCGCCGAGGTCCCATAAGTGGTCGGAAGTAGAAGAGAAAGTTGCAGCAGATATGCTGCTGAGAGGTTTTAACTGTGCGGAAGCTGCAGCCGTATTATTCCGCAAACCGTATGAGGTTTATGCCTGGCTCTATAAGCAGCGTGAACGGTTCAAGTGGCAGGTCCCGGACGAAGTTATTTTTGCCCGCATCCTCGGCTGCGAAGTGGAAGTGACGGTACCGGCCCAGGAGCGAGCGCTGCAGAGATTCAAACCGATGTTCGCTGTCAATGTCCAGACCGGCCAGATCACTCTCAACAGGATCAAGGAGGCGTTAGGCTATGACTATTCGAGCAGATAAGAGCAACTACATAACGCGTCTGGGAGTGGGTGGGATGATGCAGCAACTCTCGTTCGACGGGCGCACACGGTTAGAGGTCATGGTCGATCTCGCTATCAAGCGTCTACAGCACTACGCCCAGTTCGACGAGCGCGGTTATTACCTCGCCTTCTCTGGCGGTAAGGATTCTCAGTGCATCTATCACCTTGCCAAAGAAGCAGGTGTGAAGTTCGACGCCCATTACAATCAAACAGGCATCGACCCTCCTGAACTCGTTTACAACATGCGAAAGCACTACCCCGATGTGATTGTGGAGCCTTATGAGAAGTCTATGTGGCAACTCATCAGAGAGAACGGCATACCTCCGCTACGCACCGCCAGGTATTGCTGCGTTCACCTGAAAGAGCGGGGGGGCGAGGGAAGAATTGTCGTCACAGGGGTAAGGGCGGCAGAGAGCACGATGCGGAAGAAGAATTGGGGCATAGTCAACCGTTGCTCCCCGAAGAAGGCAGAGAGGGCCTTCGCTTTCGACCCCGAACAGGGCGAACAACTGATGAAGATGTGTCCCACCAAGGGCAAGATCATGGTTGCTCCAATCTTCGACTGGACGGACGAGGACGTTTGGGCATACATCCGAGACCGCAACCTCCCATACTGCTCCCTCTACGATGAGGGGTTCAAGAGACTCGGCTGTATCGGATGCCCGATGGCAAGCAAAGGTCGGGAACAACAGTTCCTGCGTTGGCCTAAATTCAAGGAGGCTTATATCAGGACATTCGACGAGATGCTTCGACTTCATCCAGACAAAGCCAAGCCTACCTGGAAAACAGGTCATGATGTTTTTGACTGGTGGATGTCTGATGTTGCCGCCGTTGGTGACGACGACGGTCTCTTCGAGGAGGTATCCCCATGACATGGCTTACCGCGGTGGCTGGTGGATTGTTGCGCGTTCTGTTGAGGACGTCGAGCACCTGGGGCCCAGTGAGAAATGAAGTAAGGAGGCAAGTATGATGACGCACAAACCTTTCACACCGGAGCGTTTTGAACAGTTAGTTAAGGAATTCCAAGAACAAGAAGGAAAGATCCTGTCGCACAAAGGTAATGAGTATTCGGATAAGGAGGACAGGCTTCTGAATTTCCGTGAAGTGGCAGAGTTTCTGGGGCGAACGCCTGCCGAGGTGGCTCTGGCATATCTGCTGAAGCATATCCAAAGCATAGCCTTGGCGGTGCGGACTGGGAAATACGCCTGGGCTTGGGAGACAGAGGGCGGCGAAGGGTTGAAACAGCGCATAGCGGACGCGCGGAATTACCTGCTGCTGGCGGCGTGTCTGGAGGAGGAAAATGACAGCGTAATGTTTGATGGCCTGGACCTAATAGTAGATGTGTTGCCAGACTACGCCTTGGGGCGCCGGCGGGGGTTGACCGATGAGGAGACGGAGCGCCGAGCTCGGGCAGCCATGACATGGGTTGTAAATCGCATTTTGGAACAAGAGAAACTGGAATGATGTACGGAGTTACCGGATTGAGGACTTTATGGAGGGGTGGCAAGATGAGACTCAAGAGAGCAACGTATCGGCATATAGAGGCCGAAATCTATGCGTACTATGACACGCTGAAGGCTATAGAAGAGTTGCGTGCAGCTATACTCTTCGCTAGCGGCCGGCAGGAGGCATATGTGCCGGTACTGGGTGACAGATACGTAGGCACAAGCATAGTTGAACGCAGAGCTACAAAACTGGCGGACAGCCTGCTCCTCCAGGAGATGGAGCGAATACCGAAAGCCATCCGTGATACTTATGCCCGGGCGAAAGAGGAGTGCCGCCGTGTGGTCTGGGTGAAGTATGGGCTGGCTTTGGAAGGCTGGGAGCCGCCGGCGGAGCTTGTAGCGCGGATGGAGGGGCGAAATAGGTTTGATATGTCGCCAGACGACATGGCGGAGGTGCTGAACGTGGACAGGGCGACGTTTCATAGGTATAGGAGCGGGTTTGTATATGGTGTGGCTGAAAGGTTGGGATGGTATTGAATAATGGATTGGCAAAAATTGCGACTTTTCTGCGACGAATTTAGATAAAGAATGATTTATAATGTATACTGAGGATTATAGGATGCCGGAAACGGAGGGTAGTACACACCATCGCGAGGCAGGGGCGGGGCCTGGTGTGAAAAAAGTTAAAAATATGAGCAGGGCAGCGGATACAAGGATACCGCTTTTACCCGCTGACCAGGCGGGAACCCTGCAATTAAAATAATAACACACAACAGCAAAAAAATAAAGAAAAACAGATAATTCCGTATTTGACAAAATGTGACAAAAGTGTTATACTATAATTAATAAAACCACCTGACCAGTGGTTTATAAAACTTGCAAGGGAGTTGAGTTTATAAGATGTCAAGAATTCAGGTATCATTTGAGAGGATAGTCTTAGTAAAAGAAAAAGTTGGGAGGTATAAACTTCCGAGGGAAAGTGGGAGTCCAGAAGATGCATATAAGGCAATAACGACAATCACAAACGTGCAGGAAGAGGCGCAAGAGGTGTTCGGGATTCTTATCCTGAACACTAAGAACAAAATAGTTGCGGTGCATGAAATTAGCAGAGGGACTTTAAGCAGCACCCTGCTCCATCCAAGGGAAGTATTCAAACCAGCAGTACTTCATAACGCAGCGGCTATTATATGTTTTCACAATCACCCCAGCGGTGATACGGAGCCCAGCAAAGATGACATTGAAGCAACTAAAAGGTTGATTGAGGCCGGCAAGATTATGGGAATAGAAGTTTTGGACCATATCGTAGTTGGCGATGATGGATACGTTTCCCTCAAAGAAAGAGGGGTGATGTAAATGTTGTTTCAACCAGGCCAGATAGTAGCAACGAGAGGGGCGCTAAGTGTCCTTTCAAGAGAAGATATTATGAAAGCATTGGGCAGACACTTATCAGGCGACTGGGGGGATTTATCAACCGAAGATAAGCAAGAGAATGATTTTGCAGTTAATAACGAATTTAGGATCCTCTCATCGTACACAAGCAAAAAAGGAGTAAAATTCTGGATCATAACCGAAGCAGACAGAAGCGTGACAACTGTGTTGCTTCCCGAAGAATATTAAGAAATATGATGCAAACGTTCACGCATCTATTTCCGCATTTGACAAGAAGTGGCAAGAATGTTATACTATGATTAATAAAACCACCTGACCAGTGGTTTACACAACTTGCAAGGGAGTTGGTAAAGTGTTCACACCCCATAAAGATTGCTATTTGAGTGATGGCAAATTAACAAGAAACGAAGCTAAAATCAGAGGATGGTGTAAGATATGTAGGCAAGAGTGCTCGGCAAAAAAGGAAAGGAGGGAGGGCTAATGGCTAGCCCAGTTAAAATGATCGACGGATACAGCGAAAGCCTATGGAAATCTGTCGTAGTCAAATCCCTCCGAATCGGATGGCCAGCAGGGCTTGAGGAGGCTTCACGCAGGCTTAATAAGTCTACGATGAAATCCCTTTTGATGTGTGGCCTGTTCGAGGACGTCTTTCCTCCTGAAGAAGAATTGCAGGAGGCTATCGGTGAGGTTTACCGCTTCGACTTCGAGGCCCTATGCTCACGGGAAACACATCACGGGCAAGGGCTTGCGGACAGGTTCTGTGACCTGGAGGACGATGCAGTATATGCGGCCCGTAACCACAAGGAGGAAATTTGGGCAGCGGCTAGAAAATACGGCATATGGCTTCCACCCCGTGCGCTGAATGTGTTCTATACATGGCACTGGCTGAGGAATGAAATCAGGGGCGGAAGGCGGGAGATTGACCGCACGCCATGGACCGGTATTCCCAAAGTGATGGCAGACAGCCACACCTACGAGGGAAAGAAAATGGGCCAAGGGATTACGCTCTTGAGCGGCCATTATTCCCAGCACAGGGAAATTGGACGACTGGTTCAGGAAAAGGGCTGGGGTTGGATACGGGAGCAGGTGCATAACTCAGGAGTATTTGAGGTGGAAGACATCCCTAAGCAAATGAGTATGCTGGATCTCGATTAAAAAAAGAGAATATTTAAGAAAAAGCCGCATCCTTTCGATGCGGTTTTTCTTTTGGAGGTAAAGATGAAAAACATACTTGTTACAGGAGCTGCCGGATATATCGGCAGTTACGTATGTGATGTACTGCTTGAAGCAGGCTATTGTGTTATTGCTGTTGATAACTTCGCAAATAGTAAACCGGAGGCCTTAAACGGTAAAGATGTGAAGCTTTATTATGCAGATATAGCTGACCGGAAGGTAATGAGACGGATTTTTAATGAGAACAGTATTGATGCAGTTGTTCATCTAGCAGGCTATAAAGTGGCTCCTGAGTCAGTTACAGAACCGTTGAAGTATTACAGAAACAATGTAGCAGGTACGGTTGCTTTACTTGAAATAATGCAGGAGTACGGAGTAAAGAAGCTGATTTTTGGTTCGTCGGCTGCGGTATATGGCAACAGCGGCCCCGGAGCAGTAAGTGAAGAATACCGCGGAATTCCTCTTAATCCATACGGAAGAAGCAAGCAAATGATTGAGGATATATTGCATGATCTTTATGTTTCTGACAATAGCTGGGATATTATCATCCTGCGCTACTTTAACCCTGTTGGCGGGAAAAAGTTTGTCGACAAGGCAGGGAGTTTACTAGATCATATAGTTGCAGTTGCGGCAGGCAAGAAAGAAAAGCTTACCATCTATGGCGCTGATTATCCTACTTATGACGGTACTTGCGTAAGGGATTATGTTCATGTAATAGATCTGGCAGAAATACATGTTTTAGCGCTAAAAAAGCCGGTATATACACCCGGAATTAAAATATATAACGTAGGCTCAGGTAAAGGTTGCAGTGTTTTTGAATTGGTGAAAACATTTCAGGAGACTGTTGGCATTAATGTGCCTTATGTTATTGCCGGTCGGCGGCCAGGCGATATTGCAGAAAGCTACGCCGACATCAGAAAGGCTGCCAGTGAGCTGGGGTTCAAGCCAAAAAGAAGCCTGGAGGAAGCATGCCGGGATGCCTGGGTATGGCATAAAAGGAGAGAGGCAATGTGCGGGCCCCGAACAAAATAATATGGATAGCAGCTGGAAACAAGGAAAATGAAAGCCTGGTTTCTCTTTTTTCGAGTCTTGTTAAGCAGGTACCTTGGAATTGCACGAATCTGCTTGTCACCAATGCGGCAAACTGGAGGATATTTACCGGGGAAACGTACAAGGTGACAGTTGATAAAGAAGAGGATCATTCTCTTGTGGCCCGCTACAGACAGGTTGTTTTGGCCGCATACCATGCAAATGTTCTGGAGGACGCCGACATAGTAGTTACCGGCGGCATGACAGCAGTTATGTTAATATATATGCTAACCCAAGGTAATAGCGGCATCAGTTTGAGAAATAAGCCGATAGTTTACGTTTCTCCAAAAGTACCAGAAAGGGAAGTGGCAGAATTTCCTGTTGAAGGATATGAGGAAAGCATGTTTTGGTGGATGGTTGGCAATATACCAAATGTTCATGCTGTTGTGCTGGATAACGATACTGAATATGAATTGGCCGACAAAAGGCTATTTCGTGCATGCCCGAACTCCAACAAAAAAATAAGGCGGCTGGTTTTATGGAAGCATAAGCCTTTAGATGGTCTGCCGGAGAAGGCGGATAAAGTGGTATGGAGTGGAAGGTGGAACAACATAAAAAAGCCTGACATAGCGGCTAAAATAATGGCCGTATTGTCGGGGAGAGGTATAGATGTAGAGTTTTTCATTCCGACAATAAGTGCGTCAAGGAGAAGGTTGTTGACGCACATACAGCAGACCTTCCCGAAGGTTTACATAGGACTGGATTCGCAGGAGTACCGAAAAGAAGCAGGCAATGCAAAGGTGCTTTTGATTACGTCCGAGGTTGAAGGGCAGCCGCTAGGGTACCTTGAACTACTGGAACTTGGCGTTGTCCCGGTTATAAGAAAAATGCCGTGGATGAGGACATTTATGGGCGAGGGTTGGCCGCTTATTTATACAAACGAGGGAGAGGCTGTGGAACTGTGCATTGAGGCGATGAGGAACTATGACAAATATCTGGCCTTGATGCAGGACAGGCTTAAAGCCAGATATAACAAGGACCCAAATTTTACAAACTTGGTAGCAGGCATATGGGATGAGTATGTAGCAGGTGATTATAACCATGACTATTCGCTGGATGTTAAAGGGAGGGGAGCGTTTTGAAGGGAGAAATAATTGAAATTGACATAAATAGACTGGACGAAAACGAGTTGTCGGCCAACAAAGAAGATTCTATGGTATTTGAGCGACTGAAAAAAGAGTTGCAGAAGTGGGGCATGGTAGAACTGCTGGTTGTTGCCAAGGATGGAGGAAAGTATCGTATCATAGCAGGACATCACAGGATTCGGGCTTGGAGAGCACTTGGCCATGACACGGTTAAGGCTGTTGTTATAGAAAGAAAGATGGATAAGGAAGAAGAATTCAACCTGGTAAATAATCTGAACCTGATAAAAGGCGACACATCAAAGGGCGAGATTATCAAAAAGGTGAGGCAGCACAAGTTAAACCCGGAAAAGATTGACTTGTTCAGGTATCCAACATCGCAATTATTCCCTAGACTATCGGCAGAAGATATAAAGACGAAGGACGATGAACAAAAAAGACTGGCCAAAATTAATGAATTGACATTAGCAATAGCAAAGGAAATAGCAAAAGTGATGGTTGACGAAAAGGATGAGCTTGTATCGTTTTTGGTGGTTCGTGATAAAGCTTGTGCGGTTATCAGAATACCGTTTAAGAGTGGCCAGGCAGCAAGGGAGAGATCTTCTCATATTAAGGAATTGATTAAAAAGGCTATTGAAGAGGCAGGTGTTGAGTGATGGCCAGGCGTAAGTTTACAGAAAGAAAAAAACAGGTATTTATTAACCTAATAGCCAATGGCAATACAATAGTAAACATTTGCGATGCTATGGGTATTGACACCTCCACGTACAGGAAAGCAAGAGCCGCAGACCCTGAGTTTGCAAAGGAAGTTGATGAGGCTAAAAAAATAAGACTTCATTTAGTGGAAGACGCGCTGTTTATGTCAGCAATTTCCGGCAATGTGCTTGCCCAAAAATTCTACCTGGTTAATCGAAGTGGCGGAGAATGGAAGGAATTGAGCCATTATAACATGGAGGGCAAGTTCGACCATGACGTCGAGGTAGAAATCAGGTTGGTGGATGAAGATGACTACGGAAACGAAGAAGAAAAGGAAGGTTAAGTTAAATGTAAACACGAAGATATTTAACGAAGTTTACATCCCGTATCTTCAAGATGACACCCCGACACAGATATTTTACGGCGGCTCCTCTTCCGGCAAATCGGTGTTTTTAGCACAACGAACAGTCCTCGACGTAATGAAAGGCGGCAGAAACTACTTAGTCATAAGAAATGTAGCCAAAACCATTAGAGGATCAGTATATAATGAGATAATCAAAGCCATTGACCGTATGGGGCTGAATAGATTTTTCACTGTGCTGAAATCCGAGTTTACAATAACCTGCTTCAATGGCTATCAGATTTTGTTCTGTGGGCTGGACGACCCTGAAAAGATAAAGTCCATCACACCGGCAAAAGGTGTTATTACCGATATATGGATTGAGGAAGCAACCGAAATTGACTATAACGCATATAAGCAACTTACAAAGAGGTTGCGCGGAAGGTCAAAGGTTGCAAAGCGAATAACACTATCATTTAACCCGATTTTGCAGGATCATTGGATATATAAAGAATTTTTCCTTAACGTCTGGGATGATAGTAAGAGAAAATACAAAGACGATAAATTATCAATTCTCAAAACGACGTATAAGGATAACAGGTTCCTGACAGAGCAGGATATTAGGGCCCTGGAGGATGAAACAGACAAATATTATTACGATGTTTACACTCTGGGCAATTGGGGCGTTCTGGGGGCTGTTATATTCAAAAACTGGAGGGTTGAAGATTTATCCTGGCTCAGAGATATTGCCGATAACTACCGCAACGGGCTGGACTTCGGTTTTGCGGAAGACCCGGCAGCTTTACCGCATACACATTATGACAGGAAGAAAAAGACAATATATGTGCTTGATGAACTGTATATGACCGATCTCACCAATGACTTACTTGCGACAGAGGTTAAAAAGATAATCGGTAATCAGGTGGTTGTATGTGACAGCGCAGAGCCAAAAAGCATTAAGGAACTGCGGCAGTATGGAGTTAATGCCGTCGGTGCCAAGAAGGGCAAAGACAGCGTTAATCATGGCATACAGTGGTTGCAGCAGCAGACTATTGTTGTGGATGTAAAGTGTCAAAATATGAAAAACGAATTAATGAAATATAAATGGAAAGAGGATAAAAATGGAAACGTGTTGCCGATACCTGTTGACAAAGACAATCATCTTATTGACGCTCTACGATATGCGTATGAGGATGAGTTCTTTGAAAAGAGGCCCGTTGTAAGAAAACCACAAGGATGGTGATAGATTTGCTGACAAGTTTAAGTTTCATTAGCCCTGGAAACACCTGGCCCCCGCCAACAGAAGCGGAGCGGCTGGAAAGATATGCACAAAACAGACTGCTTTTTGAGGGCAAACATGAGCAGGTATATAAAGACTGGATAAGGCTGCTACGTGAGGACCAGCAAGCGACACTTGAAATGGTATTGAACTGGCACAAGCGGCTGACGCTGCTCTTTGCGGATCTCCTCCTGGGCGAGCCGCCGAGGATTATAGCCGGCGACCAGGACAGCGAGGAGCAAAAAGCCCTTGAACGTCTAATCGAAGACAACGATCTCTTTAATGTGGCTTATGAGGTTGCCTTAGACGTTAGTCGTTACGGTACAGGAATATTCAAAATTCGCTATGACGGCCGGGCTATAATCGAAGGCCAGCAGCCGGCGATATGGTTTCCGGTGGTCAAACCCGACAACATCAAAGAGATTCAGGCGCATGTGCTGGCTTGGACATATGAGGAAGAGGCCCTGGAACGTGGCAAGACCGTTAAAAAGAAGTACCTGCAGACCGAGATCCACGAGCGGGGCAGGATTACGACAGCGAAATATCCGATTGAGAATAACATAATCGGCCCGGCTATAGAGCAAGAAGAAACAGAAACCGATGTAGATGAATTCTTGGTTGTGCCGGTGAACAATATCCTTACCACCGACAGAGTCACTGGCCTGGACGATTACAGCGATTTAGACAGCATCATCCAAGAGCTCGAGGTTCGCATTGCTCAGATAAGCCGCATACTTGATAAGCATGCAGACCCGAATATGTACGGGCCGGATACGGTACTGGAGCGCGACCCAGCAACCGGGCAATGGGGCTACCGGAGCGGAGGCAAATACTTTCCTGTTGGCAAGGATGAGCAGCCTCCGGGCTATGTTACCTGGGACGGGCAACTTGAGGCGGCGTTCCGGCAGATTGATCTCCTCATGGAGCAGCTATATATTTTGAGTGAAACATCAGCAGCGGCATTTGGGCAGCTCAAGTCCGGACTGGCCGAATCAGGCACAGCACTAAGACGCTTGATGATGGCTCCGTTGGCAAAGGTAAACCGTATACGCATGAGGTTCGATCCTGCGCTGAAAGAGGTCCTCTGGCTGGCATCGATACTTGAGAGGGCGCAGGGCATGGCCGGTGCTGTTGTACTGGAAAACATACACATCGACTGGAAGGACGGGCTGCCGGATGATGAGCAGGAGGTTACACAGAATGAGACGCAGAGATACACAGCCGGACTGACAAGTCTTGAAAGCTCACTCAGGCGGTTGTATGGGCTTGAAGGTGAGGCACTGCAGGAGGAGATAGACCGCATCAGGAGCGAGCAGTCTGGGCAGGGTGCCACAGGGCTACCTCCTATCACTCTGCCGGCGGCGGAGGGTGAGGAAGAAGGCGCAGGTGAAGAATAATGGCAGATGTAAGGAGGTTCCGCGATGCCGAAATAAACCGGCTTGTCAAATTCTATGAGCAAGCAGAGCGGGAAATCCTTGACCAACTGAACCGAGCGCTACTCCGTGGCAATAAAACAGAATACCTTGCTCAAATGAAGCAGAATATTGAAGCCATCCTGCAGCAGCTTCGGGAGGGGAACCGAACTTGGTGTTCAGAAGCAATTCCGCGCGTGTATTCAGAAGGGCTCAAAAACGCCGATGCAATGTTGAAAGATGTGGGCGCTTCGACATCTGCAGCCTTCGGAGCTATTCACCAGCAGGCGGCGCAGGTGCTGGCCGAGAATGCATTCCAGAGGTTCGAGGACGTTGTGCAGGTGATAGGCCGGCAGGTGAACGACATATACCGGGAGCTGGCGTTGGAAAACGTCAGAGGAACAGTAGTAGGCTACGATACGTGGAAACAGACGGCCCGAAGGTTTAGAGAGCAACTTGCAGAGCGGGGCGTGACCGGATTCAAAGATCGTGCTGGCAAGATGTGGAACATGCGGACTTATACGGAGATGGTAGCGAGGACAACTACCATGCAGGCGCATCTTGAAGGCACAGCCAATCGGCTGGTAGAGCAGGGACATGACCTTGTGAAAGTCAGCACTCACCGGGGAGCTTGTGAACTATGCCAGCCGTGGCAAGGAAAGATACTGAGCATCACGGGAAAAACAAAAGGCTACCCGACGCTGGAAGAGGCAAAAGCAGCCGGCTTGTTCCATCCGAACTGCCGACATGCTTACGGCCTGTATATTGATCTGGATAAAGAGATTGAGGAATTGAACGCTAAAGAAGGAGCTGTTAAAGATAAGCATAAAGATGTTCCGGTAATTACGCCCCAAGATTTTAAGCAGGAAATCTATGACCGGATTAAAGCGGACAAGTATCCTAACAACTTGATGTTACAGCCTGAGTATGAGGAGATTTTTTTGAAGAAAGGTTTTAGTCAAGAGGAAATAGAAACCGTCAAAAAAATATTGTCAGATTACGGGGGCGTAGCCGAACAGCAGAAGAAAGCAATGGAAACAATAGCAGCAGAAATTAAAAATGACAGCCGTATTGGAAAATTACTCCGTGCAACATCCGATCTAGAAGAAGCAGCCGTTGAAGTATGGCAGAGTGGTTTGGAAAACAGGATAAAGGAAGCATTAAAGGCCGCAAAAGAGGATTGGGATTTGTTTGGGCAGGCTGAGGGGTTTAGTAAAGATTATTCTGATTTTAGCGAAGTAGAAACGGCTATTCGGATGAGGTTAGAAAAAGAAGCAAGTTTAGTTGTTTATCGGAAAGGAGATTTAGGCAGACCTATTGAATCATGGACAACAGACCCACTGGGCGCAGATATAGGAGCAGGGCGCAGGTTAACTCCCGATCATGCTATGACTTTGAGTGAAATGCACGAAAGGGGATATAGCATACTTGGCGGTCCCTGCAGAATGATGGGCTCGCCTGGGGAAATGGAGATTACATTCATCAACTTTGATAAGTGCATTGGGAGATAAAATGTTTACTTTAAGATAGGCTAATAACCGCCTTCGGGCGCTTTTATTTTGCCCTTCTTTAGTATTGTCAGGGCATAAAGAGACAAGAACCCAAGACTGGCACTAACCAGTATAAAAAAAGTATGGAGGTATCAAAAATGGACTGGTTAAGGGAACTACTTAAGAAGGCCGGAATCGAAGAGGCAAAATTGGACGGTGTAATCGCTGACATCTGCAAGGAGCTGCCGAAATATTTTATCCCGAAGGATAAGTACAACGAAGTGGCAGAGGCAAAGAAAAAGCTGGAGACTGACATCCAGGAAAGGGACAAGCAGCTTGAGCAGCTGAAAGCCGCTGCAGGTTCAAACGAGGAGCTCAAGAAGCAGATTGAAACCCTGCAAGCCGAGAACAAGAAGGCAGCCGAAGAATGGCAGGCTAAAATGGCACAAATGCAGCTTGATTTTGCCATTGAAAAAGCCCTTGCCGCAGCTAAGGCCAAGAACGCCAAAGCCGTTAAAGCCTTGCTTGACATGGAGAAGGTGAAGCTGGATGGCGACCAACTGCTTGGCATAGATGAACAGCTGAAAGCACTTCAGCAGTCAGACCAGTACCTTTTCGGCGATTCCGGAAAAGTAGGGGGAGGCACAAACCCGCCAGGTGTAGGGAACCCCGAAGTAAATCCGTGGAAGCCGGAGACGTTTAACCTTACACTGCAGGGCAAGATCCTGCGGGAGGACCCGGCTAAAGCGGCACGGATGAAAGCAGAGGCGGGAGTCAAGTAAAAAATCATGAGGTGATGAAAGGTGTCTGTAACCAAGACTATAATCAGTGACGTAATCGTCCCTGAGGTATTTAATCCGTATGTTATTCAGCGTACTGCTGAACTATCCGCTTTTTACCAGAGCGGAATTATAGCCAGAACTCCGGCGCTGGATGCGTTGGCAAGCTCCGGCGGCAAACTCGTGAACATGCCGTTCTGGGAAGACTTGAGCGGCGTTGATGAAGTGCTAAGCGACCAGACAGCCCTGACTGTCGGCAAGATTACTGCAGGGCAGGACGTGGCCGCTCTCTTAGCCCGTGGCCGTGCATGGAGCGTAAACGACTTGGCAAAAGCACTGTCTGGCGACGACCCGATGGCCGCTATCGGCGACCTAGTGGCCGCATACTGGGCAAGGAGATTCCAGGCTATTTTGATTAAGACACTTGATGGCGTATTCGGCAACAATGCAACCCTGATGAACACAAACCAGCATGACATAAGCGGTGTACCGGCAGCAAAAGACAATGACGTTATATCCGCAAAGACCGCTGTCGATGCAATTTACAAGCTGGGCGATAATGCCGATAAACTGACCGGATTTGCGATGCACTCCGCAACTGTGGCAAAGCTCGCCAAAGATGACCTGATTGAATATATCAAGCCATCTGAGGGAGCAGCAGAAGTGCCCTATTTCCTCGGCAAGCGGGTTGTGGTGGACGATGGCCTGCCTGTTTCCAACGGGGTATATACAACCTACATCTTCGGGGCCGGTGCCTTTGGCTGGGGCGAAGGTGGAGCTCCTGTTCCGACCGAAACTGCCAGAGATGCATTGTCCGGAGACGACATCCTTGTAAACCGCAGGCACTTTATCCTTCACCCGAGGGGAGTGGCCTTCCAGAACGTAACAGTAACAGGCGCAACCCCGAGCAACACAGAGTTGGCAACTTACCGGAACTGGCTACGTGTTTACGAGAGCAAAAACGTCCGTATAGTACAGTTTAAGCACAAACTCGTAACTGCTTATTCAGGGACTTAAGGGGTGATGAGATGAGATTTTTAGACTATTTAAAGCGTTTCACCTACACACCTAACGAGTTTTACGATCACTTGAAGGGGTTAGAGGATGCAGCCGGGGGTGACGTTGATCTCGTCATCCTCCCGGCCATGACCGGGACAGGCGGGAATGAACAGGCACTTGAGCCGACTGTTACTGAGAGTGATGGTTATGCCTTTGATGTTACCCTGCAGATAATGAACAAGACCAAAACTAAGGTGCAGGAATGGTTCAACGGGACCCGGGAAGTGAAGGTTGACATCACTACCTCTGCCGGTACCATTGCCATTGATAATGGAGAACAAGGGGCTGCCGGGGCTGACGTGACAAAAAACATGGCCTTTGAAAACGGTGTCTGTAAGTTCACCGTAACAATGGACGGCACCTGGGCGGCAGACGAAACAATAAAGGTCACAGTGGATGACAGCAACGTCGGAATAATGGGTTACACGGTCGAGAAAAACAACCACTTCCTGATTAAGGTAAAAGCCGATCCGGCAGGATAAAACGAGAGGGCTTTAACCGGCCCTCTCGTGTGTTATTGAGGTGATGATGTTGAAACATGTTGTGTACGAAATTGACTATTTTATAGGAGTGAAGAAATCCTGCGCATGGATTTTGTACCCGTTTTTTCGAGGAATGGTTAAAATCAGACGCTTAAAGATTTGGATATATCACTATCTGAATCAAATAGGGGTCATGAAAACCCATTGGGGTTGTGTCATGCGCTTGACAGATATTCCTGTTGTCGGAAAAGTCGTTTCGTGGTGCAGAGGAGTGATGTAAGTGGCGATTGATATAACCGGCTTCCAGCGCATGCGCAGGGAGCAGGCAGAAAAAGCAAAGAAGGAGGCGGAGGCTAAATGCCAGAAGAATTTGAACCCACAATCACAGTTGGAGAAAACAGCTACATCGACATCGACGGAGCAGACGAATATTTCGCAGGACGCCTCCACGCCGAAAGCTGGGGGCAAGCAGACAACAGTACAAAAGAAAAAGCTCTCAGGCAAGCAACAAGGGAAATAGACCGGCAGCCCTTGACGGGACGCAAAACTGACACTAGCCAGACGTTAGCTTTCCCCCGCTATCCGGATACGGAAGTTCCAGAAGCGGTCAAGGAAGCTTGTTGTGAAGTTGCTTTAGCTCTCCTTGAACGTGGCAACAGCCAGAGACGTAAACTGCAGCAGGAAGGTGTGCAGTCTTTTTCGCTGGGGAATATGAGCGAGACTTTTGCTGCAGGTGCTGGCAAAGGGCTGTTGAGCCAAGAAGCAAAGGAGTTGCTCAGGCCGTGGTTGCTTAAGGCGGTGAATATAATTTGATTGCAGGATATTTGAACCAAACCGCCATCTGGCACTACACGACCGGGCAAATGAACGAATACGGTGAGCCATCAACCAGCAGCAAGACAATCAAAGTCCGCTGGGAGGGAAAACGTAGGCTGGTCCGGGACAACGAAGGCCGGGAGGTAGTGTCAGAGGCCCGGGTATTTTGTATTGACCACGTTAAGCCGGGAGACGAGCTGGAGTTTAACGGGCGCAGGTGGCCGGTGATTGCTGTATCTACGGTTCCGGGTCTGGACGGGAAAGAAAATCATAGGGAGTGTGCGGTCTGATGGCAAAGAACAAATGGCGCATTAAGGAAGCTGTCAAGATAGCAGAGGAAGCGGCACTGAAAGCACTTAGAACCGGTGCAGAGGCAATACTCACTGAGGCAATAGACGAGGCGCCTATAGATACGGGCACCCTACGTAGGAGTGGGACCGTGACTGTTGGAGGGCTACCGGACGGGGCGCAGGTGTATGAAGCTGCTGAATCCGGGAGCGACATGAAGGATGCATTTCCCGGTCCGGAAGGCAAGGAGAAGGCTGTATATATCAGCTTCAATACGCCGTATGCCAGACGCCAGCATGAGGAGCTTGGATATAACCATCCTCTGGGCGGCAAGGCAAAGTATCTTGAAGATCCGTTCAACCGGAACAAGAAGAAAGTCCTCCAATATGCCGAAAAGCAAGTCAAAAAAGCCTTAGAAAAAGCAAAGTGAGGTGATGCCGATGTGTTAAGAGAAATAGGCGCATACCTTCAGTCTCAGGGGATAGGAACACTTGAGGCTAATTTATTTTTGGGTCTGATGCCGGATCAGCCGGACAACTGCATTGCACTCTTTGAATATGCCGGCAGCCCCCCAGATTTACACTGGCCCGGTGAGTACCCGGGTTTACAGGTGAGGGTACGAAACAAGAGCTATGCGGCAGCAAGGACAAAAATCGGAGAGGCCATGACCGCATTGCATGGGCTGCATGAGCAAACGCTGTCCGGCACTCGGTACCTGCTTATCAAAGCCCGGGGCAGCCCAGAGGTATTGAAACGTGATAACAACAACAGGGTAGAACTATTTGTGAATTTTGAAATTATGAAGGAGCGTGATTGAATTGGCATTAGCGGGAAAAGGCGGGGCTGTAAAGCTCAGCGCTAATAAAGTGGCAGAAATATCAAACTGGTCTCTTGATCTCGGTGCTGACGATATCGACATTACCAGCTTTGATTCCAACGGATGGAAGGAATATCTGGCAGGGCTGAAAGAATGGTCCGGCAGCATAGAAGGAAACCTCAAAACGGACGACACTAACGGTCAAAAGGCAATTTTTAGCGCTTGGCTGGCCGGAACTCCGCTGACCTTCACTTTTGAGGTTTCCTCGGGAGTAACCTTCCAGGGCGAGGCGCTTGTCAAGCCGTCAATCGAAGTGCCGGTGGACGATAAAGCATCGTTCAGCTGTGATATAACAGGCACAGGCGCATTGACGCTGCCGACTTAAGGAGCGTGAGCAGAAATGGCAATAACTGGAATGACCGGAGCGGTGTACATTTCTGACGTTAACACCGCCCCGGTGTCTTTTTCGGATAAACCATGCACCGGGGATGCACAAAGAAAACGTTATCAAATTAATGATTCGGATATGAGATATTGGGACCCCAGTACGCCGGTGCTGGTTGAAGTGAACGGTGTACCTGTTGCAAGTGGCTTTACGTTGGAATATGCCGGGGGCTTTGTCGTATTTGATGAAGCCTTGGGCGCCGAGGATGAGGTAACTGTGTCCGGCAAGGCGTTAACGCTCATTCAAGCCGGCGGTTTTTTTAACTGGAGCATAGACGGCGACGGCGAGGACGCAGACGCCACGACCTTTGCAAGCCAGGGTTGGAAAGAGTTTAAGAGGACACTGAAAGGCTGGTCCGGAAGTGCGGAAGCCTATTGGGGCGACACGCAGTTTTATGATTCACTGGGTAAAACCGTGGTCGTGAAGCTGTTTATAGACGCCGGCCCTGCTCAGGACTGTCTGGAGGGCTTTGCGATTATTAACGGTGACGGTATTGAAAACCCGGTCGAAGGCCTGGTGCAGGAAACCATAGACTTCACCGGCACCGGGCCGCTGTATATAAGGATGTAGGAGGGTTGTTATGAGAAACAAAGTGGTGAAATTCGCTGGCAAGGAAATCCGGATCGAAGAAAAAAGAATCGGTGAGCTTGAGAAGATAGTTGCCGAACTGTTCCCAGAGAGTAAAGGCAATATACAGAAGATAGATCTTGGCAAGCTCTTGGAGCAGGCCGGATTTGATTTGCTGTATAAGAAGTTGCCGGTCATATTTCCAGACATAAGCAAGGATGATATTAAAAATGCGTATATGTCAGAACTTGAACAACTAATTGAGGTCTTTGTAGAAGTAAATTTTACCGGCTTGAAGCGGCTGATAAAACCGCTGATGAACTTGATTCAGGCTGGCTTACAGCAGAAGTAGTGGTGCTTTTAGCGCGGGAGTTTGGCTGGAGCATTGAAGAGATGCGCCAGCTTACGCCACGGGAACTGGCTGTGGTGCTGAACGAATTGCAGCGGCAAGTGGCAATTGAGCAGCTTAACGAACAGCGCAATCGCTGGGCTTTCTTGGCGGCGGTGATAACTAACGGTTTTGGTGCTGTCACGAGCATGTTCAGCAAGAGGAAGCACAAGGCCGTTAGCCCGGACGATTTCATGGACAAGGATGCAAAAAAAATGCTCCAGCGGTTGTTGGGGCAAGAGCCGGAGCAGAAGGATTGGAGCAGGCATATTGAGGACGCAAAGGCTAAAGGGCTGAAGGGTGGTGAGACATTATGCTAGTTGGTGAAGCATTCGCCCGGATGGGGCTGGATAGCAAACAATTTAAAAAAGACCTTTCTGGACTGGAAGGCGTAACAAGAAGAGAAGCCACAACCCTAGGCGCTGTCTTCAAAAATGCCTTTTCTGTTGCCTTGGGTATGGGTGTGTTTGAAGCCGTTAAAAGGGGTTTTCAAGCAATAGCCAGCACATCAATCAGCTTCAATGCCCAGATGGAACAGGCCCGGATAGGGTTTACCACTATGCTTGGCAGTGCCGAAAGGGCAGAAGCCTTTTTGAGCGATATGGCAGAGTTTGCTGCTAAAACCCCTTTTGAGTTCCCGGAACTACTTGATGCGTCCAAGCGTATGCTTGCGTACGGTTTTGCGGCTGAAGACGTACTCCCAACGATGGAAGCCGTGGGCAATGCTTCTGCGGCTGTAGGGTTGGGCACAGAAGGCATTAACAGAATTATCCTGGCTTTGGGGCAAATGCGGGCTAAAGGCAAGCTTTCCGCCGAAGAAATGCGCCAGCTCACTGAAACCGGTATTCCCGCCTGGGAGATACTTGCGGAAGCAATGAACAAAACTACTGCTGAAATCATGGATATGCAGTCAAAAGGCCTTATTCCTGCGGACCGTGCTATCAAGATGTTAGTTGAGGGTATGAACAAGCGCTTCCCCGACATGATGAAAAATATGGAGAATACCTGGGAAGGCGTAACCTCTACCATTAAAGACGTATGGAGAATGACGATAGGGGCTGTAACACAAAACCTTTTTCAGGGTGTTGTCTCTTGGCTACAAAAAGTCAGGGATTTTGCAGTAGGCTTCTATGATACTTTCCAAAAGTATGGACTCCAAAGGGCCATCTCTGAATCCTTCGGTCCGGAAGTGGCTGCTATGGTTAGCGTTTTAGGTGCAACCTTGCGAGGGCTTGCCTCAGTAGTCAGTGCAGTAACCGGCTTTATAGCACAGTATGGCAAGCAGATTAGATTTGTGGCAGTCGTGATGGGAACATATCTAGTACTACTCAAAACCGTTACCCTTGCTAATAGGGGCGTGAGTGTTGCCGTAACCAATCTTAGGCTTGTTACAGCGGCCCTGGCCGGAGAGTCGTTGGCTACATCCGGCATATTAGGTTTTGTGTCCAAAGTCATCGGCATATATCAGATGCAAATCCACCTGGCATCGCTTGCGGGTATTGCGCACGTTGGCGTAATAGAGGCGGTCAAGACTGCTTTATGGTCGTTATACGCCGCGATCCCGGCCGTAGGTTGGGCGCTTCTCGCGATAACAGCTGTTTTAACGGGCGGCATCGTTGCTTGGGGCAAATATCAGCAAAGCTTATTCAAAGCATCTCAGGAAAAATACGCTGAACAGATTAGACGCTCGCAAGAAAAGATCAAGCAATCCCAAGAGCAGATGGCCGACAGCACCAAAAAAGCCACTAAGGGCACGAAAGATCAGGCCGCAGCGCTTGGCAAGTTAGGCAAGGCCGCTCAAGACAACCTGCAGAGTTTTGACGAGGTCCACACACTCATGGAGGACATGGGCGACGTCCCTGGGTTGGACGTTCCCGGGTTGGACGTTCCTGAGCTGGATATAGATATGCCCGATCTTAGCGCCTTTGACGACATGTTCGACGACATGTTTGAAGGCTTTGAGCAAGAGTCCGCATCATTCCAAGGTTTTGTGGGTTGGCTGTGGGACGGCATCAAAGAGAAGTTTAACGGCTTCAAGACATGGCTAGGCACCACTTGGCTGGGTGGTTTTTGGGACGGCGTTAAGACGACGTGGTCCAGTTTCAAGGAATGGGCCGGGGGTCTTTGGGATAGCATCAAAGGAATCTGGGGCGGTTTCAAGGATTGGTTCCTAGGCTGGGCAATCCCCCTCTGGGACGGGGTTAAAGGAGCTTGGGGCGGTTTCAAGGATTGGTTCCTAGGCTGGGCAATCCCCCTTTGGGATGGAGTTAAAGAAACCTGGGGCGGTTTTAAGAAATTCGCCGCCGATATGTGGGATGGCGCCAAAGAAAAGTGGACCGGTTTCAAAGATTTTGCCGGGAATACCTGGGACGGTATCAAGACCACAATTCAGGAAAAATGGAACACGCTCAAAACCGAGGCACCTCTCGTCTGGGACAATATCAAAACAACGGTTAGTACCAGTTGGAATACGCTTAAGACTGAGGCGCCCATCGTCTGGGGCAACATAAAAGATTCTATATCTACTAAGTGGGACGAGCTCAAGACTAACGCGCCCATTGTTTGGGGCAACATAAAAACGACGATCAGTACCAGTTGGGACGAACTAAAGACTAATGCACCTACTACTTGGGAGAATATTAAGAAGGGGATTTCCGAACGGTGGGAAGAACTCAAGACGAATGCACCTACTACTTGGGAGAATATTAAGACGGAAATCTCCGATAGGTGGGAGGCCCTGAAAGAAGATACCCCCAAAACATGGGACGAAATCGCCGGAAAGTTGGCGGAGATCTGGGATGGTATAAAAACAAGTGCGTCAGAGAAGTGGGAAGGCGTCAAGACCGTTATCAAGGGCGCTATAAACGGGATAATCGGGTTTATCAACAAGTTTATCAAAGCATGGAACAAGATTGAGCTGAAAGTCCCCTCAATAAACATCCCTTTGATTGGTACTGTAGGTGGCTGGTCTGTTCGGCTGCCGCAGATACCGGAAATACCCATGCTGGCAAAAGGCGGCCTAGTAATGGATCCGACCTTGGCCATGCTGGGTGAGGCCGGTCCGGAGGCAGTAATTCCCCTTGGCCGCAGCGGGTTTGCCGATGAAATTGCTCAGGCCGTTTACCAGGCGATTATGGATGCAATAAGAATTTCTCGGGCTTCTTCACCGCAGAGCAGCGACGACAAAGAACTAGTGCTCAAAATCGACAATACGGTTTTGGCCCGGATGCAGCTGCCGGCACTCACGAGAGAGGCCCAACGACAAGGCTTTGACCTTGTTTTAAGGCCGCAGGGGGTGTAAGCAATGCTAAAAATAGCAGGAGTGTCAGTTAAGGCGCCGACGGATCTAAAGATCGGGCGGTTTGACCTCTCCAAATCAGGTCGGACGGCTTCTGGCAAAATGGTGATGGAGATTATAGCCCCAAAGCGGCGAGTTGACGTGGTTTGGAAGATGCTGCCCGACAACGACCTAAAATTGATAATAGATACTATAACGGCCAACAAGCCGTTTTTTAGCTTGGAGTACCCCGATGCCGGAGGCGCAAAGACAATGACCTGTTATGCAGGGGACATTGTAACCAGCCTTTGGCACACGAAAAACGGTGTCAGGTATTGGGAAGAAGTAAGCATAGGATTTATCGAACAGTAGTGAGGTGAAAGAAATGGCAAGAACAAGTTTAGCAAGGCAGCAAATGTCCGACACAGGTCTTATAGCGGCATACTCTCCCGCTGCAGAGGAAGGCCACAAGGTAGAAAACAACGGCCAGGTAATCCTCCACGTTTGTAATGACAGCGAGGAGACGGTGACGGTAAAAATCCTCTCCGGTTATGTCCGGGCGGGTTTGAAGCTGGCAGACAGGGAAGTGTCTATTGAAGCTGGAAAACAGAAATTCATCGGGCCATTTGTGACCGACATATACAATCAGAGCGACGGCGGGGCAGGGCAGATATATATAGATTACTCAGGGACCGAGGGCGTGACCGTTGCGGCATTGTTGTTCCCGTGAGGTGGTGATATAAGTGTACCCAGTAACGCAAGACTTTCTCGATAAGATGAAAGCCGACAGGCGGAATGTTTTAGCGCGTGTTCTGGTGGACTACACAGACCCATTTCTTGACCAATCTCTGGAGGTTGCAGCCAACGAACAGGCCAACATCAGCTATCCGCAGCAGACAGCAGATTCGGTTGACACAGCAACACATAAATGGGCGGCGTTGGACGGAAGCTGGGACTTGACTTCCGGCGAATACCACCTTGCCCCATCGGCCAACATGCTATCACAATATCAATTTGGCTGGTGGGGGTCACAGCTTGCAGGCGCAGGCGGCGCTTTTGCCGCACCTTATCCGGCCTTGACCGTGGCACACTTGCCTAGACCGATACACACGTTACGAGTAGTTGGTGATACGGCGAGGGAAGAATATCCTGTCGACTTTGCAGTTGAGCTATACGCTCCGGATGATACCTTGCTTTATGCCGAAACTGTCACCGGGAACACAGAGATTAACTGGAGCAAGACGTTGGCCTCTCCTGTGTTGGACGTTGTAAAGCAGGTGTTAACCATCACTCGATGGAGTCATGAAGGCCGTCAGGCGAAAATCATTGAATTTTTTACATCTGTCCGGGAAGTCTACGAAACCGGTGACTTAATGAGCTTGCGGCTTTTGGAAGAACGTGAAGCGTCACAAGGCAGCCTGCCGGTGGGAAATATTAGCTCGAATGAAATTATGCTTGCCCTGAATAACGAGGACAAGAAGTTTGATATAGACAATGAACAAAGCCCATTGAAAAACCTGCTCAAGCCGAACCGGAGAATACAGGTGTGGCTGGGAATAGATATTGAACTGGACGAAGATTAGGGGTTTTGAATATCCAAGAAATGGAGTGGTCATAAATGGCTGGAAGCAAAATCAAGATTTATAAAAATAACCCGACCGCAGGAGGCACAAACGGTACACTTGTTTCAAGTGGCACCGGACTGGATCCGATTGAATCCGGCACAATCAGAGTACCTGAATCTGGTTACGCGGAAGGAAACTGGATTAAACTTGCCGTGCGTTGCGATGCTGGTTACGAAACCGTTGAGGATTCCTCACGCCATGCGCGAATCAGTATTGTAGATTCAACAAAAGTAACGATGTGGCAGCTTGCTCCTGACAATAGTGGACAGCCAGGGACGGCTGAAGATTGGGGAGACCCGCTGGATTTCTTAACAAAAATTGGCGCAACCAATACAATCTTCTGGGCCAGAGCAAGAGTAGCGTCTACGGAAGAACCGGCGAATGATACAAGTGTGGATATTCAGGTTGCGGCAACCATAGGAGCAACAAGCTAGGGACAAGATAGGGAAGGTGGTGAGCAATCATGGCTACTATAGACCCGAACCAAGATTATGACATTATCCATACCCTGACATTTGCAAAAGCGTCAGGAACCTGCCCGATAAGACTGTACCGGGGTTCTACTTCTGCCACTTCTGGCACGGTATATTATCGTGCCGGGACTAGCGGAGACTGGACTTCTCTATCTGTCTCAGGCACAAGCACCACTTTCCCGATAACTTCCACTACAATGCAGGTAGCGCATGACTGGAATAAGTCAGGCAATAATTATATGACGCCTTCGTTTCAGGGTGCAACAAATATAACAGGTATCACCATTTCCCAAAAGTCGGCTTTGACTGGGGCAATGGGGAATTATTTCATGCGTTACTATGCTTATGGCTGCTCATCCCTCACTTCGCTCGATGTCCCGGACACTAGCGGTCTCACAAGCGTGGGGGATAATTTCATGCGTTCCTATGCTTATAACTGTTCCTCCCTCGAATCGCTTGATGTCCCGGACACCAGCGGTCTTGAGAGTGTGGGGAGTTCTTTCATGGCTTACTATGCTTATGGCTGTTCCTCCCTCACTTCGCTCGATGTTCCAGATGCCAGCAGTCTTGAGAGTGTGGGGAATTATTTCATGCAATACTATGCCAGTGGCTGTTCCTCCCTCGAATCGCTTGATGTCCCGGACACTAGCGGTCTTACAAGCGTGGGGAATTATTTCATGCAATACTATGCCAGTGGCTGTTCCTCCCTCGAATCGCTTGATGTCCCGGACACTAGCGGTCTTGAGAGTGTGGGGGATAATTTCATGTATTACTATGCTTATGGCTGTTCTTCCCTCACTAAACTGGTGTTGCCCGCTGTCGGGTGGTTCGAGGATAACAATGTAAACTGGAATGTCCCCTCCGGTAGATTGGGGGTTCTCGAAGGGCATGTGCTTGATTCGGATGATTTAAGCGGTTGGAAGGCATTAACAGTGTCAGGCAAAACGCTTTACACTAACTATATTCGCGACCCGGATCTTGTGTATTATGAGGAATATTGCGAATACGTAGCTGACACGAAACGCTCTATCGCCCAAAGCCAAGCCTATCAAGCCTATCAAGCAGACACTTTCCGCAAAATCAACAAAGCGTATCAATACCCTGCCGATACTGAACGCATAACGCTGAAAGACTATTCCTATAGTGCAGACACCAAACGCAAAATAATCCAAGGGCATGTTTTCACGGGCGATACCAAACGCAAAATAGTCCAAGGGCATGTTTTCACGGGCGATACAAAACGGGCAACAATTAAACGATATACCTTTACTGCCGACACCTTACGGAAACTGAAGGGCACCGTATGGATTCCCCTCGGCACCTTCTGGAGCCTTGATTGGGATTCTCCGGACGATACACTTGAAGCTACGGTTACAGCCCGTGACCGGATGGAGCTACTGCGGAAAAGCACATTCCAGACCAGCCGAGTTTTGCAGAACAAAAGCCTGTATGAGCTTGCTGAAATAGTATTGCAGGATGCGGGACTTATGCCGGATGAATATATCATAGACGAAGCTCTTGACGATATAGTAATACCTTACGCTTGGTTTAATCCTGTTTCCCACCGTGAAGCCTTGCGGCGCATAGCAGAGGCCGGACTTGCAGCGGCGTTTCAGAACCGGGACGGTAAGATACAGATAGAGAGCTTTCTTATTACAGGCGATGAACCGGTATTAGAAATTACAGAAGACGACTATTTCCCGCCGCTCCGGGCGCCGAGTAGGCAGGATCAAGTGGCGAATGAAATCATAGTGGACACGCAACCTTTGAGACCAGCCACAACACCGGAGGAAGTGTACCGAAGCAATGAGCCGATTACGATACCGGCGAGTTCAACAAAGACGGTGACGGCATTTTTTAATCAGCCACCAGTAATCGAAGCCGCGGCATACTTGGACAACCCGCCCTCTGGCGTGAGCATTGTCGATGTCGCATACTATGGCTGGGGTGCATCGGTAAAAATCCAGAACACCAACGCCACGGACAAGCAGGTGACGCTTGCAATCAACGGGAAGCCATTGACCGTACAGGGCAAAGAAAGAGCCATTGCACGAGACGAGGCAAGCATAACTGATTTAGGCGTGTTGAGCTTTGAGGTTTCCGCAAATCCTTTAATTCAAACGCTTTCGCAGGCGCAGGCTATAGCAGATGCGCTACTGGCAAGCATGAAAGACCCCCGCCGGGATATTGAGGTTGACTGGAGAGGTAACCCGGCGTTATTGCTGGGTGACCGAGTGACCGTTAAAGGCAAGGATTATCATGTAATACGACAAGAAATTGAGTGGACAGGGGCACTATCTGCCCGATTGACAGGAAGGAAGGTGACAACATGAGTAACCCCCCAAGCGGATATAACACACCCAAGACAAATTGGCAGTCGGCAGACGTAGTGCTTCCGACAGACATGAACAGGATAGAAGGTAATATAAACGCGATAGAAACAGGTAGCCGTACCATAGACCCCGCTCAGTCGCCGTCGGGGAATAGTGGGAGTTTGCGACAATGGCTGGACTGGTTACCTAACATGATCAAGAAAATAACAGGCAAGACAAATTGGTATGATACTCCGGATACTACGCTAGCGGCGGCAAAAACACACATCGATGAAACAACAGTGCATGGTGCGACGAATGCGGCAACTGCAAACAGAATTATCCTGCGCGATGCAAGTGGACGAGCGCAGGTTGCGAGCCCTAGTGCGGCAGCGGACATAGCCACAAAAGGATACGTAGACTCAGCAGTCCCCTCTCTAGTTGCATCATCTAGCCTTGTTCTGATATCTGCTCCAAGCGGGATTGTTTTAAGGCCTTACCCTACAGCACATCGTCAATTCCAAGTTTTGTGCAAAGGGACATATAGAGTGACTTTTGAGTATATTGCTAACGACTATCCGAGAGATGCTATCATTTATCTATATCGCATACGTAGCGGAACCGGTACACTTGTTAAATCTTGGACGTATTCAGTATCTTCCTGGCCAAATTGGCTATCAGCGAGTATAGATGTTACCTCATGTTTGCCCGGAGACTATTTGGGTTTTTATTGTTACGATCAAACGGGTAGTTATGCCTATGGCGCCGTACGTAACGTCTCCATTCAAGCATCCATAATAGTGCAGACATCGTAAATGGAGGCGGTAGCATGACAGACAACTGGTATGACAACAAAGAAATATACGAAATGCTCCAAGAAGTGCGGCAGGATATGTCCGCACTGCGGGAGGAGATGGCGGCAACGCGAACACTCATTCGCGACTATAACACGTTACGGCAAAAATTGGAAGAAACCGCGACCAAGGTAAACACCCTCATGTGGCTGACTCCCATCGCTATTGCGGCTACAGGGCTTTTGTTTACGTTTCTAAATTTCGTGTTAAAATAAAGTAAAGGAGGGATAACCATGATAATCATGATCGACCCAGGGCATGGCGGAGACCCGAAATATGGAGGCGATCCGGGTGCCATTGGGCCATCTGGCGTACACGAGAAGGACGTAAACTTGGCAGTATCTGAAAAACTCCATTCCCTCATGGTAAATGCAGGGTTAGAGGCATACATGACTCGTGTATCAGATGTCGACGTAGCCTTGGCAAAGCGGGCGGAAATGGCAAACACTATTAATGCTAACTATTTTATCTCCATTCACTCCAACGCTTCCGTATCACCGACTGCGCATGGTACTGAAACATATTACTACTACGGAAGTGCCCCCGGGAAGAAACTGGCGGAGGCAGTGCAGGCGGAACTCATTAAGGCTACTGGGCTAACGGACCGCGGAATAAAAGAGAGCGGCTTCTATGTTCTGAGGGCTACGACAATGCCGGCTATCCTAGTGGAATTGGCATTTTTGAGCAACCCCGAGGAAGAACGGCTGCTAATAGACCCCGAATTCCAAGATAAATGCGCAAAGGCTATCTGGGAGGGTGTGAAAAAGGTAACGGGCTTCGTAGAAGGAACGCCTATACTCCATGCTCCGCGGGCAACGCTAGGGCAGGCGAAGGAATGGGCGAAGGGCAAAGGCGCTACCGATGTATTCATCGGGCTTGCGAATATATATTGGACCCTTGCGCCGCCTGTAGGCGTCGACCCTGTCGTAGCATATTGCCAAGCCGCAAAAGAAACAGGCTACGGCAAGTTCGGCGGAGTGATAGACGCGAGTTATCATAACCCCTGCGGAATTAAGACTTCCGAAGGCGGAGGAAATTATGATCCCCGTGCCCATCAGCGTTTTGCCTCATGGGAGGACGGCGTCAGCGCGCACATAGACCACCTGGCATTATATGCTGGAGCAGAAGGCTACCCTAAACAAAATACACCTGACCCACGTCATTTCCCCTACTTAAGAGGCACAGCAATTACAGTAGAACAGCTAGGAGGCAAATGGGCCCCTTCGCCGACTTATGGCGAGGACATCGTGCGACTAATGGAAGAACTCATTGCTACCCAGGCGCCAGTTTGGGACGGGGTTTCGCCATGGGCCCGTGAAGCATGGACATGGGCTTTTACGAATGGAATTACGGATGGCACGAGGCCAAAGGGCGCGGCTACGAGGGAAGAGATTGTAACAATGCTATACCGTTTTAAGGAGGTGTGATCATGGACATACTTACGACTTGGCTATTTTTGGCTTTCGTGGTGGAGCGAGTTACGGAACTTGTGCTCGACATGTTCCCAGGCATCCGGGAATGGTATGAGAAGGCCCCTGACCTTTTGGCGTTGGGCCTTTCAATCCTCCTGGCATTCGGCGCGGGCTTGGACTTTTTCGGCATGTTTGAGATACCATTCACGGTCCCATACGTAGGAATAATATTGAGCGGCTTCTGCATGTCGGGCGGGACAAAACTCGTCCACGACATAATCGAATGGGTGGCGGGGAAACAGAAGGAGTTGAAAGAGGACTACTACATGTAATTTGCCCGAACACTCTTTCGCAAAACCAAATAGAGCGCTCTCAGAGCAATTCTGAGGGCTTTTTTATTGCTTTGAGGTAGAATTATATCCATTGCGCAAAGAACGCTTCTCCTAAATCGTTCTACAGCATAACCGCAGGTCGATCCTAGGTTCATCCTTGTGCAGAGAGGTACTGCACCTTACGTCGAATATCTAGGAGCGGCGGAAAACCCTGCCGGTGTTGGTTGGGCTTATCCCGGCCATGAATATGGCAAGAGCATAGTGAGGGATTATCTGGCTGACCTGCTGGCTACAGAAGATCCGGTCATTGAGCAGCCCCAACCGCCGGCGAAAGATTTGGCCAGCCTTGAAGAGCGGGTTGGCCGGCTGGAGGAAATAATAGAGAGAATCCGTGAAGTATTGAACTCGTAAAGGGCTGGGTTCCATCCTTCCCCTCCCGAGGTACCCCCGGTTTAGGCCGGGGGCTTTTTGTTTTTAGCCACAAAACCCCTCTCTAGGCATGGGACTTTCATCTCATTTTGACGAAAATTTGATTAAAAATTAATGAAAAATCTTCGAAAAGGTGTTGACACTCATGGTTATCAGGTATATAATGATAGTGAAGAAAACACCGAAAGGGGAATGAAACATGGCAACCATGACAACCATGACAACCGTCCTCTGGATAAGACACCAACCTAGTGGCGGCAAGGAGTGGATCGCCGAAATTACCGGGCGCGATCCAAAGTACACATACAAGAGGGACTTTCTGCGACCGGTTGGTCGCGATTGGAGTAGCAGCGGGCGAACTGGCTCCACTGCCTTCCAGTTGGAGGAAGACAAAATCTATGAAATCCAAGAGCCCTACAATGGCCGCAAGTTCGTAGCGGTCCAAAATGGGCAAATCATTACCATCTCGCCAGAAGAAGTCCTGGCGAGAATCAGCTAACCAGGAAGGAGGGAGAAAAATGAGGGTTTGTGATGCTTGTGGCAAACCGATTAAAATCGGAACGGGGGTCGGCCGTGCGATACTATGCCGCACCTGCCTTCCCGATGTGATGGGGGAGATCGAACGTCTTAGAGGGGAGGGGAAACCGACTGATGCGCTAACAATTGCGCGTCAGATATTCCGGGAAGAGCATTCGGCAGGCGCCTACTTGCTCCGGGACATTCCGGCGGAGTTATGGACAGCCGCAAAACATCGAGCGGTTGATGAAGGCCTTAGCCTGCGGGAGCTCATCTTGACGGCCCTGCAGGAATATCTGAAGAATACGCCCTGACGAGGCCCTTGGCAAGGGCCGAAACCCGGGCCTAGATGCCCGGGTAGGCGGAAGCCACAGCCGGGAGCCTTATCCCGGTAAAATAAAAAAGGAGGTAATGAAATGAAAGAATTCGACGAAATGAAGAAAGCAGTATCGGAGATTTTGGCAGCGTTAACCGAAGAATTCGACGTAGGCTCGGTAGTGTACGCCGATGGCATAAAGTATGCCGTAACGTACATAGACGGCGAAGTGGCCATAACGGCCGACGACTATGTACTACACGACTACGCTCCGGCTGGCGCGGTTATGGAAACGGAAGACGGCCAGGAGATACAAAATGCTCCAGCCTACATCTGGGAGACGGCCTATAACTTGCTGAGGCGAATCAAGAACAGCATAAAGTTATAAACAAATCGAGCCGCGGCCGGGGGCATTGTACCCGGCCTGAAGGAGGAAGTGAAATGAGAGATCTAAGGGAAAAGCTAGACGACCTGTTGTATCTGCTAAACGATAGCAGGTATGTGAAAGTTGACAACGACCACGAGATGATCTTCATCTGGAACGGATATGCCACAATCACCGTTTTAGACATAGAGAATTTTTCCGATTTATCGCTTTCCACGCGAAAAACTACGAAAAATATTTTTAATTATTTTGC